TAACTGACCAAGCGGCGCTATTAATAATATAATCGCCTTGATCGCCAGTATCAATCAAAACTGGTTGCTGAGTATTCTCATCACGGAACCACTCATTCCAAATTAAAGCATACGCCCTAAACGGCAAAGTAGAAACAAGCTGATAAGATTGTGAACCAGTAACAGGAATACCCATATAATCAGCAATCGTTCCTACCGCATTAGACTCAGTAGAACACAATGGAACTTCAGCATAAGTTTCTGGAGCCCAATAACTAGTCTTATTTTCTCCCATCACTTCTTGCCATTTATCATATGTCAAACGATTAGGAACAAAAAAGTAAAACATATCTAAAAATAAATTATCCATAACAGGTCTTAAAAATGGAACTGTCGTTCTAATAACATTTGTAGTTTTACACTTAAAAGTATCACCAGGATACACTTCTTGAACGTAAAAAGGTATCAACTGGCCTTCGTTAAACATAGTCTTATGATGATGACTTAAATCAAACTTAGACCGACTATGATATAACATAGGCTTCTGAGACCAAGTGAAATCACTCTTCTTTGCCATACATAATCACCTCAATTTCTTCCTGAATTTTAGCTAATAACTCAGTTTGAAGCCTTAAATTTTCATTAAATGATGAATACATTCTAATAAAAAACACAAGTAAAATAACAGAAACAACTATAGGAAAACCATACATAGAAACTAATTCAAAAATCTCTTGCATATAAATTACTCCTTAGGTTTTACACCAGACTCAATAAATTGCAAATTTAATTCAAAATATTCTGTTAAATCATTCGCTTGTGGAACAACTTCACCAATTTGATATAATTTAAAATCAGTAGGTGTATCATTCTTCATCATTAAAGTTCTAAAATAACGCTTTGCAGCATCCAAATTTTGAAAAGTAAGAGGAGAACTATACAATTTTGCAACCTCATCAAAAATAACAACTAATACATTTTTCATTATAATCTGTAACCTCCTCTACTATTCTTGCGTCGAAGATTCTTCCTGTGAACCTTGCTCGCCGTTCTTCGGAAATTGCGGATATTCGCTCTCTTCCTCATTTTCCTTCGTCTCATCTTTCATCACTCCTTTTTGTTTTAATAAATTTTCTATAGTATAACCCAATTCACGAGACTTTGAATTAAGCCAACTATAAACCTCATTTGCGCTAAATTCTAGCGGTAAACCAAATTGCTCCTTATAAAACTCAGCCTTGTCATACAAATCGCCTAAATCGGCTAAATCTGACTTTAAATCAGTATAATCAAATACTTCATCTACAATTGTAGCATTTGGATTAACATAATTTGAAACATCTAAAAATTTATCTAAAATTTTATCCAAAGCACAAGAAGAAAAACTTTGTATTTTTTCTTGCACATCAATTTCACCAACAACCTCTAAAGATAAACCATCTTTAGACAACTTATACTCTGGCTCTTTAGAAATAAAACTCTGAGTATAAAAACTAGATTTAACATCACTATCTTTTTTATAAATCATTTCAAAAAACTCTCCTTTTTTTTACGAAGCAAAACTAATTCTTCATCAGTTTTCTTCATTATATCACACTTCTTCAATCGAAACAAACGATTTAACTCAATTTGTTGCAAATCACAAGCCTTTTTTTTCAAAACATCTAAATAATACCTAGGAATTTTTATGTAATTACCTTCAAAATAAATTTTATCAGTAGGTAAATACTTTTGCTTCTTATGCAAAAAAGCAGTTAAACCAATTCCGGGCTTTAAACTCATAACAACAAAAGGCTTAACTAAATTATCCGGCAAATCTTGTAACTTCTGCATATACTTTGCACAATATTTAGCAGACTCTAACTCAACATTACCAACAGAAACAAAACCTTTACTCCAAATTTTCTCTAAAATCTGAGAACCATAAAGTTTGTCAGTTCTATTATAACAAACCATATCATCTGGTTTCCAACCAAAAATTATCACATGATAATGTGGTCGCCTATGTTTAGAACCATACTCACCACAAGCAAAATAACGAATTTTCAAAGGATAAAGAAATTTCCTCAATCTCTTAATAAAATTTTGCAAATCTTTCTTAACCAAAGTAACCGGACTATCTCGATAAGTTAAAGTTATAAAACACACACTATCACACTGAGAAGCCTCCAACATGATACGATAACTCCATTCTGTAGATTTTTGTTGAAGACATTCAACACACTTCCCACATGGTAAATCTACAGAAACTAAATTCCTAAACTGACTAATTAAAGATTGTCTTTTTTTTTCACTACTACAAAAAATCATCTTTTGTAATAACTCACCATTATCATCTTCATAATACTTTATACACACTTTCTTAGGGTACAAACACATTCTATCACCTCACTTTTAACAAAGTTGGTGTCACCTAGCAGATATAAAACAAGTATAAGAAATCTGCTAAATTCATAAAGTCGAAGTCTCTAAGTGCTTACGACTATGAGCCTTCGACTAAAATTATATTAACAATTCATTACGCTAAGGACCTACTTCCATATTTGATAACACTGTTGTATATTCAAAGAAGCATGCTCCACTGCGGACGGCATACTCCGGCGTTTCGGCCTTCGTCGTCCGCAAAAGGAATGCGCTTCGCGCTATCCTTATTAAAAAATAAGAAATAAGATTACTTCAATAAACCGGAAAACAACTTAAACATGTTGTTATTTGTATCTCTAAGTATTCCAAACGCATTATTTAATGAAGTTTGAGCAAGTTGATATGCTCCAGAAACTGTGTTAGGAGCGGTATAAGAAGATTGATGAGCCAAAGCACCTTGAGGAGTAGAAGCACCACCTGCATTCAGTAACAAAGCCGGGTTAAAACCAGCAGATTTCAAATCTGCAGCCTGTCTCTGATAGGCAGTATTAGACATCATCTCTTGCCATTTTCTATTCTTCTCAGCTTCACTAGCATTAAACTTTTGTTGCATTCCTTGCAACTCTAAAGTCCTTTGATAATCCAAATCCCCAGAAAGTCTAGAACTAATAGAAGAACCAATAGAATTTATCAAACCAGTATAATTCGGTACCAAAACACTCATTATTCATCACACTCCATATTCTTTATAATGAAGAAAAAAGAAGAACCATTTAAAAAATGATGAATATAATTATGACAATCAACATATGCAGTAAACAAATCATCTGAAATTATTTTCAAATCCATGAAATGAAGAGAGAAAAAACTCTCTCCATCTCGAACCAAACATTCAACATCAAATAAAAATTTTCTCATGCTATTGTAAAACCTCAAATCCACTAAACTTCAAAATATTTTCAGAAAGCAACTTTAAATCAGCAACATCAGTAAAATCAATGGAAACTTTAACCTCATCTTCAGTAATAACAATATCAACAATACTAAAATCACGAAAAACAGACAAAAAATCACTAACAACTGAACCAAACAAACAGTTATTCAATAAAACAAACACACCATCAGAATTCACAAAACAAAAATTAAAATTTAAATATTTAGCAAAAACCTTAACATCACCTAATTTCATAATATATAACCTCTCTTTCATTTATTTACACTAATATTATATCACAATAATACAATATTATACAAAAAAAAGACAACATTTACACCAACTTTGTTAAAAGTGACACTAGTGGTGATCAATCAAACCAGGAACAGAATAAGTAGGAAGTGGTCTAATGGCTTCAATTTTGTTAAAAATATCAATAACAAAATTAGGCGCAACAAAACTATCAACAGACAACGTCCTATTCAAATAAATGTTTGTTTCACGCATAAAAGTATCATTTAAAACTGGCGCATTACTATAATTATCCGCAAAATGCCAAATATCAAAACCGTTATTCCCGTAACTTCTAAGCTTTCCACTAACACGTGAAGGACGGTAACGCATATCAGCCCAAGCCTCATTATAACCGAAAATTTGGTCTGAATCTAACCCAATTCCATGAGCATACAATTCTTTTGTATAAACAGGTTGCTCACCAATGTTTGAAAAAACGGGATCATAAAAATCTAAACGTTTACATCTAAACCAAAAGCGCTCAATGCCTTGTTGGTAAGTATGAAACTGACGCACTGCCATAACACCAATTATAAAACCATGCTCAACAAAACCTTTAGAAAAGCCACAAGTACCATTAGAAAGAGAAAAAGCACTAACTTGTGCCAACGGACTATCTTCAACAGAAGAAGAAGTCTGAGCAACTTGTTGCAATTGCAAAGGCATACGTTTTCCACCAAGAAACTCCGGACGTTGCAAACGAGAATCTGGAGACAAGACGCCAAAATGCTCTTGCAAATACTCTGTATAACGCGTTCCACCGCGAGCATCTTTTTCAAGAAGTTTTTGAGTTTGAAACGCCAAACGCAAATCATTAACAGTTAAACCCAAATCGGAATTGTTAAAAATGGCTTGTAAATTCGATGGAGACACACCAGACAACATAGGATTAGGTGAAATAGAAGAAACAGTATTAGCACCAAAACCCATAAAAGAATCAACTGAATTTGCAAAAATAACTGAATTATAATAGCCATTGGCCAACTTAGACCAATCTTGGTTAACAAAAGTTAAATTCTGAAAGTTACCAGTTCCAGGATTAGGGTTTTGATTTGAAGTAGCATAAACTGGCACAGAACCACTAAACGGCAAATCAACACTACCTCCTTTCTGCGGAGCTGGTAAACATGAAGTAAAATAATCATGAAGTTTATTGATAGAAGCCGGTAAACCATAAATATTACTAACTGACCAAGCGGCGCTATTAATAATATAATCGCCTTGATCGCCAGTATCAAT